ACGAACTACACCGGATGGAAACCTGCAACGGTCACAAAGACGCTCAATTACCTTGTAAAAACCCGCGCTGCTGTTGTCACTCAAGACGCAGACGGGCAGAATGTGTGGGGATTGAAATGAACCAATACCGGATGCAAAACCGCTACACCAATCATTTACCCGGACACTTTTATTGCCGACATGGAATCGACCTCAACCTATCCTGCAGCCTCTGCGCTACACCAGCGGGTCTTATCGCATCTGGTGACGATGGCGAAGGTGGACAAGTCATTCGCCTGGAGCGCCGCAAAGAACTACGCCAGACTCGACCCGTATCAACTGGCGACGATGCCGGACGATCTGACGCGGGTGATGCTGCAAAAGGTAGCAAGTGAATGAGCTTAGAACAATGCACCTTTTCGCCGGACACGGTGGAGGACTCCTTGCCGATCTCATTCTCGGCCATAGACCAGTTGTCGCTGTTGAGTGGGATGGATACGCTTGCCAAGTCTTGCGAGAACGAGCAGCAGACGGATGGTTCCCAGGCCTGCACGTGTGGGAAGGGGACGTCAGATTGTTTGATCCATCCGAGTACGCCGGACAAGTGGACTGCATTCATGCGGGATTCCCTTGTCAGGACATTAGCGTCGCTGGAAAGCAGGCAGGAGTATCTGAGGGAACCCGATCAGGTCTTTACAGAGAAGTTCTGCGCATCGCTGGCGTGGTTCGACCAAAGCAGGTGTTCCTGGAAAACGTATCAGCAATCCTTGGTAACGGATTGGGAACCGTACTCGGAGACTTGGCCACGTTGGGGTATGACTGTAGGTGGCTCTGCATTCGCGCATCCGATGTCGGAGCGCCGCATCACAGAGACAGATGGTTTTTACTTGCCAACACCAACAGTGAAAACAGGGGCGCAAGTGGCATGGGACAAGACGCATGGGCAGACAGGAGGGACGAGCCTGTCGGGATGGGTGAAGTATTGGCCGACACCGGATGCTGGAGTGTGGAGGGGTGCGGCAAAGATAGAAACGCTAACGCGCAAACTGGACGCTGGCCTACGGGGGCATATGGGGCAGCTTCAAAATGCGGTAAAAATGTGGCCTACACCGAATGCTGCGGACCATCGGGACAGGGGAAATATGTCCATGCCGAGCATTCGACGCAGGGCGGCAATTGGAAAGCAGTTGAACCTGTCAATGGTAGTTTCCCCAACTTCTGGGCAACTGAACCCAACGTGGGTAGAGTGGCTAATGGGGTTCCCAATAGGATTCACCGCCTTAAGGGATTGGGTAACGCCCAAGTCCCGCTCCAAGCCGCAACAGCATACAGATTGCTCGGAGGACAATAAATGTTCACCCTCAACGTAACCGCACCTAACGGCGAGACATTCGCCCTTAGCCTGACTGATGACAACGACGTAGACGCCCTATGCGCTGCCGGGTTTGAAGTATGCGAAATCGTTGAAGTAATCGAGGTTGACGCATGGGTGATGGGCATACTCATGGGAGGGAAAATGCAGTGAGATACAAACACGACTGTGACAAATGCAGGTCGCTAGGTGAGTTTGGAATAACAGATTTGTATTTTTGCGACATACATACGCCTACGGTTATTGCAAGATTTGGCAATGAGCCTGAAGACTACGCATCAGGACTGGAATTGGCCCCGTACGTCCCAGAACTTGCACAGGCAAAGCGTCGGGCCATTGAAGCTGGGTATTTGAAGTGGAATTTCATAAATGAAATACGCAAAGATTGACGCCAACCACGTGCAATGCGTAACCGCACTACGCGCAGCCGGTGCAACCGTGCAGAGCCTGGCTGGAGTGGGCAAGGGCGTGCCTGATCTACTCGTTGGGCACCGTGGACACACTTTCCTGATTGAAGTCAAGGACGGGGCTAAATCACCCAGCAAGCGCAAGCTAACCGAAGATCAGCGGGACTGGCACGCGGCATGGCAAGGTGGCACGCTGGCAACCGTAGACGGGCCAGAGGCTGCGCTTAGGGCAATAGGGGTAGTGAAGTGAAACCGCGCAAGACTGACGCGAATGAAGCAATTGACTTCATTTACAAGAACGCAAAGCCATTTGCACAGGCAAAGGCTAACCGCATCTATTGCGAGGAGTTCCGTAAGTCAAAGAAGGCCCTACTGATGGCGCAATCGACCGCTGAGGCAGCAAACGCTCGGGAGCAGTACGCATATAGCCACGACGAGTATTTGCAGCTTCTAGAGGCTTTAAAGCAGGCGGTTGAAACCGAGGAGCTTCTCAGGTGGCAAATGGTTGCCGCTCAGGCACGGGTTGAGGTGTGGCGCTCAGAAGAGGCCAGCGCAAGGGCAATGGACAGGGCCGCAGCATGAATGAGAAAATGTTTCCCTTTTATTGGCAGGCTTATGAGGAAGAGCATTCGCATGACCATATGAATCAATCAGAGGTTGATTGGACTAAGTACAAGGTTATTTGCGCTAAGTGCGGAGTTACAAAAATATTCAGCGAAGTAAGGAGTGAAGAGTACTGGTACGGCACTGGATGGAAAGTCTTTGGAATGCCTAACGAGTTACCTGATTGTTTTCTTTGCCACGTGTGTGCTTCAAGTTTCTACAAGTACCACGGAATATATGAAGATTTGGCAGCTTTATCCACTTGCGTTAATTACATACAGAGGGCTTATCAATGTCGCAAACATTACCTAAAAACAGCGGAGAAATCAAAACTACAGGACAGCTTAGACAGATGCTTGTCAATGCGGCAAAAGGAGTGCTTAACGGGGATATGGACCTAGACAGAGCGTTGGCACTCCATAAGTTAGCAAAGAACATTTCGGAGTCACTTTACTCAGAAACAAAGATTGCAATGTTCCGAAATGAGGTCGGTGAATCAATCGCCGAATTTGGGAAGTTGCCGATTGGTGATGACTAAAGCCGAGTTTTCTTACCTATGCGGCTACGGAGCAGAGCACTGGCCCCTGCTGTATTGGCCGTCACGCCAAGACGCTATCAAATGGCTGCACCTGATTCAAGAGGATTGGACGTTTACGAATGACCCGCGCTAAATTCCAGTACATCCGCAGCCCTGCCCTGCTAAAGGCTTGCCGTGAGATACCCTGCCAGCACTGCGGAATTGAGGACGGTACGGTAGTGGCTGCGCATAGCAACGAATCCAGGCATGGCAAAGGACGCGGAATCAAGGCAAGTGACATCTACATCGCCGCTTTATGTGCGAAATGTCATACAAAAGTTGACTCCAGCTATTGCCTGACACAGCAAGAACGCACGAAAATATGGACTGACGCTCACCATAAAACCGTGCAAGAATTAACCAACCGTGGGCTATGGCCTGCAAACATAGGAAGACCATGAAATACAGAAAAATCCCCGTTGTTATTGAGGCTACCCAATGGTTTAAGGACGGCGACCATTCTTTCGTTGTCGGACTGCCTTATGGGCACAAGATCGGCGATCACGCCATTGACCCGAGTGTATTTGGCTGGGTGCCGACATTAGAGGGCGGACACGTAGTTACTCCGGGAGACTGGATTATTACCGGCGTGAAAGGTGAGAACTATCCATGCAAGCCCGACATTTTTGCCATGACTTACGAACCCGCTGAGAATTGACATGAAATATGCCCTACTCCTAATCCTGGCCCTCGCCACACAAGCGCAAGCCACTCGGCGGCACTGCGAACCACGAGTACCGACACCACGCGAACCCGTCAGCAAGCCAGAGCCGAAAGCGCCTGATCGCGTGCAACGTGACCGCAGCGACCATGACAGGCCATGTGACCGCACTATCGGAGCGCCAGTCTGGTGTAGGGTGCTGAAATGAGATATTTCATTGAAGATCAGACTACAGGTCTGGTTGACGGTTATTACATCAGCAAGATGATGGCTGAGGGCGTCGCTGAGGGATTGAACCTGATGACGAGAGATCACTTGTTTCTTGTCAAGAAGTCTTCTGAAAGAAACCATGTTCCAATAAACGACGTAGAGTTTTTAGGGCGTCAAGACTGGTTTATTTCAATGGTTTCAGAATCGTTGCGGGCTGAGTAAATGGCACGTCCAATAGGAAACACAGTTATCGCAGCCTGCGCAGTAGGAGAGCGCCTGGATTGGTTTAGGTCAAGAGAACTACGCAGCCCGCTGATAACAGGCCGCTATTACGACTTTTGCGTGAAAGCCGTATCTTTTGGCCTGATGGACTACGACGAAGCGACGAACCGATACAAAGTACGGCATAACTGGCGGCAACTTCTGATTGAGCGCAACATGGTGCTGAAGAAGCCACCAGAGCCCGAGCCGGAACCGGACGAAGAAAAGCCATTGATGTCGTCAGAGCAAAAGCGTAAACTCGCACAGACAACCGTACAAAGCGCCCTAACGCACAGGACGGCGCTGGAAATGGCGTGGCGATGAAAACATGGATACCATGCTTCACCAGAAGCGCAAGAAACCAAGAAAGCTACGATCTTTACATCACTGAGTTTAATCACGGCGACGGTAAGACAAAAGCTGAGTCATTAGAATGGGCAAAGACAATCCGCGAAGCTGAGTTCAAAGGATACGTGCCACTAAAGCGGTAATATGCAATAATTGTGCCATCACGGATAACCCGAGGTAAGCATGGGCGTACATTCAACCTTCACGCAAAACAAGGCAGATGAGATTTGCATCCTTCTAGAGGACGGTCTAAGCCTTCGTAAGGCTGCTGATGCTGTAGGCGAATCAGCTAGAACGATTCTCAATTGGACCAAGGCGAATCCTGAATTTCTTACGCAATACACGCGAGCAAGGGAAATCGGCTATATGCAATTGGCTGATGAAATCCTGAATATCTCTGATGAGGCTGATGTTGAGGTTCGATATGACGGTGAAGACACTAGACTAGACCTGAGCGCAACAGCCGTGGCACGTAACAGGCTGCGAGTCGATACCCGTAAATGGATGCTGTCCAAGATGCTGCCAAAGGTGTACGGCGACAAGATAGAGGTTAAGGGCGACCCTGACAACCCACTTCAGACCGTCAACAAAGTGGTGTTTGAAGTTGTCAACGCTAAGGGTTAAAGTCCCGGAAAAACTGGTACCGCTACTGAATCCCAAGCGATACAAAGGGGCTTATGGTGGGCGCGGCGGTGCAAAGTCTCACTTTTTCGCAGAGCAGATCATCTGCCAAGCCCTATCCGGTAAGCGCATAGTCTGTTTGCGTGAGGTACAGAACAGCATCAAAGAGTCCGTTAAACAGCTACTGACGGACAAAATCATCAAGTTCGGGATTGAAGATCAATTCGACATCATTGAACAAGAGATTAGAGGCCCGCATGGTAGTCAAATCATTTTCAGGGGCTTGCAGTCGTTCAACGCGGCAAATATCAAATCACTTGAGGGCTTTGATATTGCATGGGTGGAAGAAGCCCAGACACTTAGCCAGCACTCGCTTGACCTACTAAGACCAACCATCCGTAAACCAGGTTCTGAGCTTTGGTTTTCATGGAATCCACGTTACAAGACTGACGCTGTGGATAAGTTCTTTCGCAGCGAAAATCGAACCGACACCATATCAGTGATGGTCAATTGGTACGATAACCCGTGGTTTAAGGAAACCCCGCTTTATCAGGACATGCTGACCGACTTCGAGAACGATGAGGACAAGGCAGAACACGTCTGGAATGGCGCTTACGGCTCAAGTCAGGGCGCTATCCTAGCCAAGTGGATAGGCAAAGCAGAGCGTGAGGGGCGGGTTCATAACGGTGTTGAGTTCGATCAAGACGGGTCAACAATCGAGGTTAGCTCAGACTTAGGTTTTAGGGATACGGCATCGTTTTGGTACTGGCAACGCAAGATTGGCGGGTTCTCCCTGCTCAAGTACGAGGGCGATACCGGGCTAGATGCGTCTGACTGGATACCGCGCATCAGGGACACCGTGAACGGGCTAGGATGCAAGAAAGCCCCAAAGATATGGCTACCGCACGATGCCAAGGCCAAGACGTTTCAAAGCAAATACACCACGATTGAGCAGTTCGCACGCGACTTTGGGCCGGGCAATGTGGCGATTGTTGCCCAATCCAAAAAGATGGATCAGATCAATGCAGCGCGGACAATCGCGCCTAGATGTGAGTTTCACCGCGACTTGTGCGAGACTGGATTGGATGGGCTATTGGCGTGGGAGTTCTCATACAACGAGGATAACGGGGTCTTTTCTCGTGAGCCTTTGCACAATTGGGCAAGCCATCCAAGTGATGCTTTTGCCTACGGATGCCAGGTAATGCAGGAAAATAAAGCAAAAGAACCCGAAAAACCTGATATATTCCCCATAACCGGCCAAAATGGAAGAATTGTCACAGCTACCCTGGACGAGCTTTGGGATATGGCCCCCCGTAAGACCGAAAGGTATTAATGCTCGCTCCTATCGTTTCCGATAAAGTCGTTTTAACCAGTGCAGCCGATAACGCGGCTGATGCTGTGTTTAACTCGCTTCGATGTGAGAACGACGCAGCCCCACGAATCCGCGCCACTCTGGTATCAGGCGCTTATGTCTGCAACGGCCTCAGCTTTGACGCCACAGGCCGATTGTTCTATGTTGACGCAACGGCAGGACTGCCGGCCAACACCACGTATTGCTCAGGGCTACCGATTACACCAACGGGCGCTTTGTGCATTTCCACCAACGCACCAGCCACATGGTCTAACGGTGTGCCGTTCGTGACCAATGGCGCGGTATCTGCAACGGTGACAGCATGACCGATGAAATCAAGATTGACGCGGCTGGCGATTGGCTCGATAAGCTCAAAGTCTCCAAAAAGGAAGATGAAAAGTTTGTCAAGCGCGGTAAAAAGATCGTCCGCAGGTATCGTGATGAACGCACCGGCTGGGCTGATACAACCAAGCGTTACAACATTCTTTGGTCAAATATCCAGACCATGCTACCGGCTCTGTACGGCAAGACGCCACGGGCACAGGTGGAGCGGCGATTCAAAGACCAAGACCCTGTAGGTCGTACAGCCTCAATCATCATTGAGCGGGCGCTACAGTTCGAGATCGACCATTACGGCGATTTTGACGCATCCATCAAGGCGGCGGTACTGGATAGGCTATTGCCTGGACGCGGCACGACATGGATTAGATTCGAGTCGGTTGATGTTGAATCACCAGAAACTGATATTGAACAAAAAGATACGCAATTAGAACGTACATGCTCGGATTACGTCTATTGGGAAGACTTCCGATGCTCACCGGCTCGGGTTTGGGACGAGGTCACATGGGTGGCCCGTCGAGTCTATCTGTCCCGTAAAGAGGGAACAGCGCGGTTCGGTGAAGAGTTTTCAGATGTCCCCCTGACCCATGAGCCAATCGGACTTGACGAGGACAAGAGTAAATCTCAAGACGACGCCAATAAAAAGGCGCAAGTCTGGGAGATATGGGACAAATCCAGCGAAACCGTCATATGGGTGGCTGAGGGCCATTCCAAGACGCTGGATGAAAAGGAAGACCCCTATGGTCTGGATGGGTTTTGGCCTTGTCCGAAACCACTCTATGCAACGCAGTCAACTGATACGCTGGTTCCTGTCCCTGATTACGCGCTATATCAGGACCAAGCCGACGAACTGGACAAGCTGACAAACCGCATTCACATGCTGGTTGAGGCGGTTAAGGTGGTGGGTGTTTACGACTCATCGCAGCCTGGCATTCAGCGCATGCTCAACGAGGGCGTGAACAATACGCTCATCCCGGTAGACAATTGGGCGGCTTTTGGTGAAAAAGGCGGGCTAAAGGGCACGGTTGATTTCATGCCGCTTGATTCCGTGTTGATGGCATTGCGTGAATGCTACGTTGCACGCGATCAGGCGAAACAGGTTATCTACGAAGTTACCGGCCTGTCCGACATTATCCGTGGCGCTAGTGTCGCAAGTGAAACCGCCACTGCCCAGCAGATCAAAAGCCAATACGCCAGCCTTCGCCTGAAATCGCTACAGATTGACGTAGCCAAGTACGCCAGCGCTATCCTGCAGATCAAGGCGCAACTGATGTGCGATTTGTACTCACCTGAAACGCTGGTGAATATGTCCGGCATCATGGGTACGCAGGACGCGCAACACGTACCCGCTGCGCTGGAGTTAATCAAATCCGAGCCTGCACGTTCATTCCGCATCGAAGTCGCCTCAGATTCCCTCGTTGAAATGGACGAGCAGGCCGAAAAAGCCTCGCGCATGGAGTTCTTGCAGGCTACGGGCGCATTCATGGAAAAAGCCCTGCCCGTGGCACAGGCCGCGCCTGACATCACCCCGCTGATTGCTGAAATGCTGTTATTTGGGGTACGCGCATTCAAAGGCGGCAGACCAATGGAGGC